GCCCACAAGGTCGCTGTAAGCGCCGCTAGTGGCTACCGCCGATAACTCGCCCGCTTGTACTGCCGACGCCGCTAGATCGCCCTGGGCAGCTGTAGCGAACGCCTCGACGTCCTCTAATGCCGCCGTGCCTGCCAGCCGCGTATTGATAGGAAACGCATTAATAGCCATTATGCCGCCTCTATGTTTAAAGTGTTACCGCTGGCATCAATGAGCACTAATCCGCCCGCGTCCGTTAGGATTGTTTGCGTGTCAATAGGCGGTGCTGCAGCGGACTCTCTTAGACGCTCTACTATAACATGGCAGTAGTTATGCCATGGTCTGTTATCAACGTGCATAACGCGCCACACGCGCATAGTTAAACCGTCAGAAAACTGGAATCTGTCAGCGGGTCGCCCTTCGTCCTCCGGGTAGACATAGGTCACACCGTCATTAATATAAATGTTACGAATATCGCGCGGATTAGCTGTGCCGCCAAGCTGCTCCATGAATTCAATGGTCTTTTTTGTCGCTGGCTGTATGTTGCATTCGGTAATAACAATAGGGCTAGGTGCAGCACCCGGCACCCATACGCCGCCAGCGCCATACCCACCACCCGCTGCAGGAGGGTAGAGCGTTAGCCCGCCAGCCGGTTGAGTGTTAAACGGCTGCGACACATGGCCCAACATATCGAGCATGTTATATCCCCCTGTCTCTTACGACCCATGTTATCGACTGCCGTAGCGCGCCTGTATCAACAAGCGGGCGACTAGACCCTTTGGCCGCAACGGTTGCTGGCGCGTTAGCGGGGTCAATGCCTGCGCTAATGGCCTCTTGGCTTATTGACGCGCCCTTAGCACCCAGCTGGTTGAGCGCCTGGTCAAATGTCAGATCGCCGCTTTGCACTTGCTGCATAAGCTTTTTGAAAACGCTAGCCAATTCATCCTGGGCAGACCGCAAAGGAACACGCAAAAACGAACGCTCAGGAATACCAGCGCCCGGTGCGCCGAATTCATGTATGGCGCCCAGCCGCACCATGCTCATGCCGTCGGGATGGTTGCCAGAATCAGCAGGCAGACCAACGGCCACTTCTTTATTTTGCGCGAGCTTTCGCTGAATTTCACGTATACGATTAACGACACCCTGGCCGCTCGATACGCGTCCGCGAATATTAATCATACGGCTACAGCACCCATGCCAGCGCGACGGCGTAGGCGGTAAAACTGGACGCCATAATGCGTAGTCGATAGCCAGTCATCGCCCGTATTTTGCATCTCTGTAATACGGTACTGTACTGACTCGTCAGCCACTGATTTTCCAGACAGGTTTAGACGCGCCGTAGGATTAATGTTGCCTGGGTCGGTTGCGCCTGCGCCGGTTAAGTACGTGAGCGACAACCAGTGCGCAGCGTAGTAAAACATTCCACGCTGCCGAAAGTTTTTGCAGTCGTCGGTGTATTTTCCCCAGCGACCGCGATTAGTCTCGGTTGCCGCCTCGCATAGTGCCTGGTCAACGACGGCATCAGGCCATTTAGTTACGTCGCTAAACGCCGCCATGCGCTCACGGAATGCTGTAATCATTGCAGCGTCTGGGTACAGGCCCGTCATATTTACGCCTCGCTGTCGTCGCTGTCGTCGCTCGGCCCGAATTCATATTTTGGCTTGCGCTCTTGCTTCGGCTTGCTGTCTTTCTTTTCAGCGACCAGGTAGCCCGCCTTTACAAATAGGTGTGAATCGCCATAGGTGCGACCGTCAACTTCTGCCGACTCGCCTTTTTGTAGGAGCGCCTCGCCTTTATCTGTGTCCACCCATGTTGCACGCGTCGCGGTAACTTTCATTCTATCCCCTCGCTTAGAAAAAAAGGGGCCGATAGTGGCCCCTTTAATTGCTTATCCGGCTCTATTATACGCCATCAAAATAGGCGTGCGCACCTGGGATGCGGATTTCCGTACCACCTGTACGCGTCATGCCTGGAATAAACCAGCTGGTGCCTGAATCTTGGTACGGCGTCAAGAATCGCGGCGACATCGGTAGGTGGAACTTCAACGCTTCGGGGTCGCGGGTGTAGACCATCATGCGGTCGGCGTCAGCTGCGCCCGCGCCTTCCAGGCTAATATCGCCGCGAATAGTAACGCGCTGGCCGTTGCCTGCGTCAAGATTCGCTTCGATGTAGCTCAGTAGCGTCATGTTGCCGCCGAACGGCAGAATAGTAGCCGCTAGGGTTTGACGCTGTGCAGGCGGTAGCAGAATATGCGTAGGCATAAACGTGGTGCGCGTCTGTGAAACGTAAACTTTGTTCAAAGCGCTCTGGAAAAACTGCACGATGGCCTGTGCGCCTGCAACGTCAGTAGCAGCGGCGGCTAGTGCGGAAATAGTTCCCGGTGCGCTAGCGACGGAAACATCAGCGTCGTTAAATAGCCCCGTATATCCGGCGTTAGAGTCGCCCAGATACGCCAGCTTGTTAAGTCCCTGCTCCATGATGCGCATGGTCGCACGGGCTTTTTCGTCTGACAAATTACGATTCATCAGTAATGCTTGGTTGAGTTCAGTCAGGCTGTAGCCGTAACCGAGCTGCGCATCTTGAATCGCGTGCGTACCGAGCGAAAAACCAACCTCGGCGCGGTTGCTGTCGTTGCTGTTAGGGCCAGTAAATTTCAGCTCGCCGCGCGAATCCATGGATTGCACAGCAACGATAGGCGTCCATTCTGGCGCGCTGGTATCAACGGGAAGAATGTCTTGATAAGTTACGCCCGGATAGCGAACCTCATATAATTGCGGTTCAATAAACGTTCGCTGACTGATCAGGAACGACATTGCCGCCGCTGGATTTGCGTCAAAAGTTTTCATGCCGTCCCCTTTATGCCAATTCAATTTCAGAAGTTTCGCCAGCGCCAACGGTGCGAACGAAACGGGCGCGCGGTAGCGCGATGTTGGTGCCAGTAGTTGAAACGATTGCGCCAGTGTCCGGCACGGCGTAAACCTGCCCGCCAGCTGTAGAGCCGTCTGCAACGGTCACGAACATGCGCCCTTTGCTCAGCACTGACATTGCACTACCTTCGGCGTATTCAGACAAGCCTGCCGCGTTATTCTCTACTGACTGCGTGCGCAGCGATACGCCGATAAACTCTAGCTCGGTCGCGCCAGTCGGTAGTGGGACGCCTTGGTTGTCTTCTGTGCCGAAACCGATAGCAACGCCGAAACCAATCGCGCCGCCCTCAGCTAGCGGGCTGGCTGCCCACCAGTCAAAATCAGTATTCAGCGCGCCGTTAAAGCCAAGCTGTGCATATTGGTCAAAAGTATCTTGTGTAGTAGCCATTACTTAGCCTCCTTCCAGGCGTTACGCTTGCGCTCAAGGCCAGCTTGATACGCTTCGTCGATAGTAGCAGTCGGCTCGTTTTCAGTCTTCGCGCCGCTCATGTCTTTGGAAAACTGGCTAAGGCTGTCTTTGGATTTCTTGGCCTTATCCATCTCGTCTTCGTCTTCGTCTTCTTTTTCTGCGTAAGACATATCAAACGCCGCTTTCACATACTCCTCACCCTTGTCTGCCCAGTCAATAGAAGGCCGTACAAGAGCAAGTGCAGAGCGCTTAATGTCAAGCGGTACAAGTGAATCGCAGCTGAATTTATTGCCAGCCAATTTGACTGCAGCCGCTTGCGCGTCGTGGATTTCTTTAACGCGAGCAGTGATAGCCTCGTCGCTGGTTTTAGACTCTAGCGACGCCTTGTCTTCGCTTAGCTTGTCTGCCTTAGCTTCGGCTGCATCTTTTGCTGAAGTCGCCTGGGCAGCGGTGCTCTCGGAATCACTGACGCGCTTCAGGAGACTGTCGAATTTGTCCTGAATTAGCGCGGCGGTGGACTTGTCAGCAACTTCAACCTGCTTGCCGTCCATCGTCACAACGTGGGTCATAATAGTAGCCTCCTGGGGCTGTTCGTCATACAAGCGCGCTTCGCGACCTGCTCGGGCACTCGGCACTAATGCTACATGATTGATTCGGATATTGCGCTGGATGAAGTCGTATTTTTCGCCGCTGTCGGTAACACCCGACTGCTCGACGTATTCAGCTAGGTAGCCAGCGGATAGCTCCACTAGGCCAGATTCAACTTGCTTAATGGCTTCGGCGTCCTTGAGAATCAAAGGCGCTTCAACGTATTCGCCGTCTTGTGTAGCCGCGTCAGTAACGTGGCCTACTGAGTGTTGCTTGAACGTACTGGCGTTCACCATGTCGCCTGGATGGCTAATAGTTACGTCCGCGTCTGCGTAACTCTGCAGGCTCGCGGGCGAAAATACCTCATCAGCGGAACGGTATACGCCAACGCGGTCATTGGGTGCGCGGTCGTTCAGCTCAAGCTCGGATGCTAGGTAATACTGAACACCGACACGCGCAACACGACCGGGAACCTTTAGATATCCCTGGTCGGTTACTTCGCGTCGGCTGATCGCATACGTTGCGCGATCTTGAATCAATACAGGCTTCATGTTTGGCCTTTAATAGATTTATGTCGGTAGTTTATCACTAGCACAAAATAAAGGCAAAGTGCCCGTCGCCTAGGGTAGTTCCCATTCGAAGACAGCTGAACTGGTGCATCGGCAATTCACGTGATGACGACCTGGATGTAAGCCGCCCTCACCCGCCCATGTCGCGCCCTCTTTCCATGTATAAACACCAGGCCCGTAACCGATGTCTTTGCGCGCTATTCCCCAGCAACTAATCCTAGCGTTCGGGTATTTGCCGCCCGGACGCCCACTCACGCGCTCGTCATTAGAATCAATCGAGCGGTAGTGATTAATGCCCGCTTGCGTCTGACGTTTCTCGACCACCTGGCCGGTAATCTTCGCGAGCTGATCGCGGCTAATCAGATTAGCGCGCCGCTTACTAACGCCTGATGCCGCCTGTATTGCTGTAGCGATGCCGCTCGGACGCTCGCCGTTTTTCATGCCGCCGAGTACGGCTGACTCAACGCTTCCAAAATACTGCTCGGGAATTGATCGAATCAGGCCCACGTTTTCAGCGATGGATGCCTGGACAAAATCATCCATGGCACGCTCTGACAGCATGGGCTTGATATCAACACCAACGGCACGGTTAACGCTATTGACCATATTAGCGGTGGTCGCCTCAGTCGTGCGATTTACGAATACCTCTGCAATGCGCCTATAAGCCTCTGTAAGCGACGTTGATAAAAACCTATCCCGTACTCGCGCTATAGCTTCAATCACGCTCCTAGCCCAAT